TTTAAAAATCCCAATCTTCATCATCATCTATATACATCTCAAATATTTCCCATTTTCCTAACCACCATAATCCTCCAACAAAGACTATCACAAAACCTAATATGAAATAGCCTAAACCAACCATTACTAGCCCTTAATCTTAGCATAAAACGTCATTAAAGCTAATATTATAGCAAAACTTAATGATACAAATGTTAATATAGGGTTTAAAACGTCTAAAATGCCTATTACTGTTGATAAAAAGCTTGTGCTTATACCTATCTCAGGGTAAGTGCTTAAAACCTTTAATGTGTCCTTCATTTTTTCTCCTTGCAATTATCCCATTTTTTTAAATCAAGCATTGGTAATGGTTTTTCTATTGTATGGTCTTTTAATTTAATATTTTGTATTGACAGTTTATTTCCGCCTTTAATATATGGTTTTCCATCTGCATCACAACCAACATCATAAACAAATACTGTAGTTTTCCATAATGATATTCTTGTTATACGTGCAGGTCTGCCATTTAGAATTATTGTATCGTCTACATTTAAATCGTTTCCAGCCATAGTTTTTAGACCTTCTATTGCAGACTCGATGGTGCTTTTCCCCAATAGAAAGATAAATGCTCCTATTATCATCCATCCGTATTCTCCTATCAGATGTTCTATTGTTTCTTTTTCCATTATTCTCCATTATTTATTACCATCAAGATAATGACCCCATAAAGAAGTCTTTCCATCAATTATTTCTAAGACATGAACTATATAGTTTCCATTTTTAAAAAAATCTATTATAGCTACCGCATGATTCCAATTAGTTAAATTACCTCTTAACCAATCTTCGTCTTTTTTAATGTCTTTTAAACATCCCATGCTCCAAGCACTCATTGTTCCACCAACTCCTGTATCAGTATATCTTTGTAAATCATGCGTATGACCATACATAATACTTTCTTTATAAGAGCTTAAATGTGCTTTTGCATGATGCATTCCAGTTTTATGTCCGTGTGTAAAATTTAATTTTCCTATTTTTAAAAGTTTTCTTCTAAAATAAGGATGATATTTATATCCACGTTCTTTTATTCTTAATGCATTTCGAGTTTCATAATGACTTAAATAAGGATACCTTACTACAAAATTGTCTAACCATACTTCATGATTACCTTGAACAAAATGTCTTTCTTTGCAATCAATTTTATCTAAAGACGCATCAATTATATCCATTCCTTTATTAACATCTTTAACATCTTTATCTAATAATGGAATTAAATCTTCCATTGGTTTTTTATTTCTACCTTTCCAGTAGTGATTACTAAAATGCTCCCATTCACCTGTGTCACCTAAATCTACATATATTGTAGGTTTAACTATTTCAATAACTTGACACGTTATATTTATTGCTTTTTCACAATGAAAAGGAAAATGTTTATCAGGAGTAACTACTGCTCTGTTAACAATACCTTTATTTAACTTTGCCATTCTAACCTCGTTTTATTTCAAAAAACTATTTTTTAGTATTTTTTACTATTTTACTATCTACTTGTTCTTCGCTAAGTCCATCATATATCATACTAAGAGCTTCTTCAAATGCTTGCAATTGACCAAATGTAGTAAAATATATTTGATAAGCTTGTCTTTCTTTTTGTTTAAGTTCTTTAATCTTTTCTTTCAAAGATTTAACACTATCGCTCATATTATCCCCTTTTTTGATTATAGTCTAGGTACAGACAGCACTCTTACTGCTGACCTTCTAGTTCTAAATTTTTTAATTTTTGCTTCATACATTTTTCTAAAGTAATCTGCAAATTGAAAATCTTCGTCATTTTCATACAACCTTGCTTTAACATAGCAAACAACAGCATTATGTAATGCGCTATCTAATCCTAAATCACTTTGTAAATTATTACCTGTTGCTGTAGCTTCCTCATATTTTGAATGATATGTTATTCTTAATCCGTTATCAACAAACAATGATGAAAAAGTTCCTGTTTCATTTGTAGCTGA